ACCCTGAAGTTTGGACTCTTGTTTCGGTGTTCTTGCCTAACAGCAATTTGGACTTGAGCGGGGTTTTGCATCCGGATGTGATTTCTCAGATTGAACGGGATGCTGCAACTTATTTTGAAGAGACGAGGAACGTAATATGACTGAGCAAAGAGAACTAGAACTGCTGCGGCCATATGTTGCCGCTTGCGGGGAGTTTGTTACCAAGAACGCGGCATTGGAAAAGCAATTGAAGGCAATAGATCGTTTGTTGCTTGATGTGCTGATGGGGGATGTTGATCCCATGCAGGCCATGATCAATCGTCAGAAGATAAAGGACGAGTTTGAGGAGAAGGCGTGAGCTTTGTTAGTAATCACCTGCAGCTTGGTAGCAAGCAACATGTGCATCAATTACAACTTTGTAATAAGTGTGAAGAGAAACGGCCACCGGAAGGTGGAATACAAATGAGTGCAGCAAGGTGGATTTGCGCTTGCTGTTGGACCAAACGAGTAACGACAAGGAATTTATTAGAACATGCCAAGACCCAAACCACCCGAGCCAATAAAACCGAGATACATAAAGATGTCTGACAGACAGTGGATGATCCTCAACCAATTGGGCGGCGCGGAGTGGCTGCGCGCCCTGTTAGATAAGAAGGCACCCATGCCTAAGAAATATTATGAAGTTTTTAACAACCAAGAAAGTCCAAAATGAAAGCAACTAAACGTAAACACCCGTCAAGAAACCAACGCGCAAAGGTGTTCATGGAGTGCAATCCTGCTGCCTCAGTCAATGAGATAGCGTTCCGATTCAGCATGCCTAAACAATCTGTTTACGCGCTGCGCAACCAGTTAAGAAAACAAGGATGGCAGCCGTCATCAAGGAAAGATCAATTGGCAACCCTTGCTCCTGCACTGCCGATTGAAATGTACGACGATCCGTGGCAGCCGCCTGAGATGCCGCCAATGCCTGAAGTGGATGCAACCCTTGACGCTCGGGCCGTGGACTACGGCAAGTTTATCGAGGGCGCTGAAGTCATGCAGATGTTGAAACGTGTTGTACAGAATGCTTTAAACAATCGTGACAAGACGTTGGCACATGATCAGGCTGAGGCCATGGACATGATCATCCACAAGATTGGCCGGATCATCAATGGCAATCCTGATGTGGTGGACCACTGGCTAGATATTGCCGGCTACGCCCAGTTGGTAGCGGACCGCCTCAACGGCCGGATCCGCTGATTACTTTGCCTCTCCCCAGCTTGGTCCGACTTCCACATCGCACCGACTGGGGATTTGCATGTTGACGCACGTTGCCATAATCTCTGCTGCACGCTGCGCTTCTTCCTTTGTCTTAACGCTCAATGCCAGTTCATCGTGAACCTGCAGCATGGGCATGATCCCCTCCCGAGCTAACGCAACCATTGCTGCCTTTGTCTGGTCGGCGGCTGACCCTTGGATAAGGCGGTTCAAGCCCTTGTAGGTGCCTGCGCGCTTTATCCGTTGGCCGTATTCCATGATGGCTTGCTCACGGGGAAGGGCTTTGTTCACGCCCCACTCCATCGGCTCCCACAGCGGGAACCGGCACTTGCGTCCGAGAAGGGTGCGGATGGATCCGCCTGATGCGGGATGCTCGATCCTTTTCATTACGGCGTTCACCGTGCCTTTAAGGAACGGGACATTCCTGTGGAATTGGTCGATAAGCTCTGACGCTTCGTCTAGGTTCAGGTCAAGCTGCGCTGCCAGTTTGTTCTTGCCCATGCCGTACATCAGGCCAAGGCCAATGGTCTTGGCCGCTTTCCTTTTGATGCCGGCCATATCGGCAACCATCTGGTGAAAGTCCGTGTTGGGATCATTCTGATAGGCACCCACCATCTTGTCGGCTCCGGGTAAATCGAGGAGAGAAGCGTAGTGGACTAAGAGGCGTGGCTCCTGTGAGGAGAAGTCATTGGATGCCCACATCTCGCCCTCTTCGGGAAGGAACAGGCTGCGGACCATGGGGCCGATGATCTCGTGGCGGGCAGGGACCTGCTGCAAGTTGGGATTGGCCATGGACAGACGTCCTGTAACGGTGCCGCCATCGTCTGAGCGCATCTGGTTGACGTGGGGGTGGATACGTCCTGTCTTGGCACTGAAGTTAAGGTACGGCTGCAGGAAGGTGCTGTGCGTTTTGTTGGTCTCGCGCGCCTCCACAATCATCTTGGCAATCGGGTGCTCACAGCCATCCAAGAAGCCTTTTGTAAAGCTCGGTTGGCCGTTCTCGGTCTTTGCGTAATGCAGGTTCAGCTTGTCAAAAGCGGCTGCAATTGAGGCTGCTGCCCAAATATCAACGGAATTTCCGCAGATTTTGCGCAATTCGGCATGTAATTCACGCTCCCTCGCAATCAATTGCTCAATCAATCGCTCACATTTGGGGCGGTCAAAGCGGATGCCGCGGCTTGTCATGTTGTGCAGGACGGGGAAGGCTTCTGTTTCGAGGTTGAAGATGGATTCCACTTCATCCTGACGCATGCGGATCTTGAAGGCTTGCCAGAGTTTCAGTGTGAGCGCTGCATCCTGTTCAGCGTACTCTCCCACATACATGGCGGGTAGTTTCCAAAGTTCTTTTTTTGGATGAACTCCGAAGTCCGCAGCGGCTTGTTTGAGCCCTTGCTCTGATTTGATTTCTTGAAGATAGTCAAATCCCAAGGAGTTGAGAGCATAGCTGAAACGGTTCTCGTCAAGAATAGGGGCCGCGAGCATGGTATCAACGATCCGTCCGTTGACCTTAAAACCACTTGCTTGTAGCCACCCCAAGTCATAGGCGGCGTTATGCATAATCTTATCGGAAGGGTAAGCCAGTACGTCCGTGATCCATCTCTCCACTCTGCGTCTGTCCAGATTTCCACCACCTTGATGCGCCACCGGAAAATATCCAGACCATCCATCGACGGCAATGGCGTAGCCGACAACGAAACCGTCGTTCCGAGGCCATCCCGGGCCCATGGATTCCAAGTTGGGGTCGCATGTTTCAAGATCAATTGCTATTTCTTTCGCTGTGGACAGGTTGGGGAATACTTCTGGAGCTAACCATTCAGTGGGGGTGGGAAAAAGGGGTATGGTTTTTTTCATATTCTGAAGCCTTTTTCAATATGTTTGGGTAAAACTAAATGCAATGCCTGTTTAGCGCGGGTTATCCCTACGTAAAAGAGCCGGTGGACATTATCTCCGTTACTTGCGTACTCTTTTGCAAACCTTGGTGAGAGGTCCATGAGCAGCAGCACATTATCCGCTTCACCGCCCTTGGCTCCGTGGATCGTGGACAGTTTGATCCGGCCCATGGTTGAAAGCTTAGTGCCGCGCCTGAGGACTGCGGTCAGGTAGAAACGCTTGTCTTCGGTAATGCGGGACAAAGCTTCATGCCAGATGGCATCGGTCTGAAGGCCAAAGCTTTTCTGCAGGTCCTTGATGCTGTATTCAAGAAGCGCCTCACCTTTGAAAGTGCGGTAGCCCTTGGTTATATATTCAGCGCCAATGTACTTGTAAACGTTCCTGATCTCATCGCCATATAGGAAAGCCCCTTTGCGCAGCTTTTCCCATGCCTGTACGGCTTTTAAAAGGGTCAGGCTAAGGCTTGGTACACCTGAGCGCTCAAAAAGGATTCCAGAGGCCCTGAGCCATTCATGGATAGGATTCAAAAGATAGTTGGTGCTACCCATGATGAGCCATTGGCCGTCATCAATCGGCACGTCTTCAAAGCGGTAGTAAGTCATGACAGCGCCCTCGTAGTCGCGGGGCTTCCATTCTTTCTCTTGGCGCTCTTTGATCTGCTGCACAACCTTGTTGGCAAGTTTGTGAACGATTGCGGGGACGCGGTAGGACTGATCAAGGACTGTGATCTGGCCCTCAAATGACAAAAAGCTCTTGACATCTGCTCCGGCCCAAGTAAATACGGCCTGATCGTCGTCGCCGGCAAGGAACACCCGTTTGGATTTCTTAGCGAGGGATTCGACAAGCTGCCATTGCAAACGGGACAAATCCTGTGCTTCGTCAACAATCAGCACTTCAAGGGACGGAAGGCGCTCGGGCTGCACCACAATCATTTCCAGAAGGTCGGTGAAGTCCAAAAGCTCTTTACTGCGTTTGTAGTGACGGTAGGATCTTTCAACAAACTCAAAGTGATGCCATTCGATGTCCAGACCACACTGATTGTAGTGTTCCCGCAGGTCTACGCCGCGGATGCGCGCTAGATTGATCTCGTTGAGGATGGGGTTGTCGGCCTTGGCCATGTCCACATCATCTTCTTGGACCACGTTCATTTGAATGCCGGCCTGCGCTGCAAACTCTCGGTAATCTGCGGGCTTCATCATGAAGTCCACCTTGACGGCTAAGCAGTGAAAAGCCAAGCTGTGCAGGGTTCTAAAGTACGGGAAATCGGTGCGTGCGTTGAGTGCAGGGAACTTCGCAATCGCTCGGTCCTTGGCCTCTGTTGCTGCTTTCTTGGTGAACGAAAAGTAACCAATTTGCATCGGCGACAGATCGGCCGCCAACTCGCGGTCAACTACGTTCAGAAGGTATGTCGTTTTACCGGAGCCGGGCGGGCCAAAGACCTTGCGGATATTAGTCATGGTTCCTCACGCACTAAAACTTCAGCGTGAGTTTCAATCCATACATGAGCGCCACAGGACAAAGCCTTTTCTGGGCTGTAGACAACTTTAGAAGGGCCAACAATTTCTACGCTATGCGCATATCTGTTGGCCTTGTATGTTTTAACAGTCAGCACAGGATCGTTAGTCCCGTACTTCTTGTTGGCTCGTACAACGTGTTGGTTGACATGAATTATTGTTTTCATCAGTCGTACTCCTCATCCCACAGATCGTCGGGCCAAACAAGGATAGGTGTGTCGGGGCCCATGTAAGCGCCCTCGATGTTGAACTCAATGTATTCGCGTGCTTCATCAGCTTCCATGTTGTCGCGTTCCATCAGCGTTGAACGAATAGCTTCTGCGTCGTATACCAAAACTGATATACGTTCGCCATTGCCCCAGATCAATGCAGGGCCAAGAATAGCGTCATCGTGTCCGGTAATTTTCAGCATCAGAATGGGCTCCCTATAGTGCGTTTGGTTTGCGACTCGAATGGTGCATCCTGTTTCTGGAAGCGCGGAATACGCCAACAACGAACAGTGCGTCCTTTAAGAAAAAGCGGAATAGGCTCTCCCCCCATGTCGCGAAGGCGCTGAGCCATCTTAGGTGCTGTCAGGCCAATGAAGTTGTTACGCTTCAGGTGCGCTTCAAGATCCTTGATCCGGAAGTAGGTTTTCGCTTCATCGACATCCGTCCATGGGCGGCCCATGAGCATTTCTTCACGGTCCATTGCTTCTTGCATGTGCGTTGTGAACTCTTCAAGCAGATCCATGAAGCGGCCGGTGATACTTGTATCCTCTGGTGCATCGGTGATCTGCTCTGTCTCCACCATCTCTTTAAGAAGGGCGTTAAGCATCTGTTCCCAATCTTGCTTGCGCAGGGTGGGCGGCAGCACGTTGAGCTTTTCCAAGCATGACTTTTGAAAAGCCACTTGCGTAAACAGACTCTCGGTGTCCAGTTCCACACGGCGGCCATTGACATCCAAAAACCACAGGGGCGGCTCACTGGCGTACTTGGACAGCGCTGCTATCTGAGGCGCATCAGGACCGTTTGTTCCAATACCAAACTTCCGTGTGCGACATAGGCCTGAGTTGCAGAAGCTGTTG